TGGTCAATATGATGGTAACATCGGTATGACTACATGGATCAATGTCCGTGTGTTTACCTCCTATGAGGTTGCAGAGGCTTGGGTAGAATCTGAGAAATTGAGAGATAAAACTTTCAATAAGAATTTTGATTTTTATGAAATTGAGGAGATGACTGTATATGAATGAACGAATCATAGAACTGGCTGAACAGGCCGGCTTTGAAAATGGACACCAAGACCGCTATGGAAATTCATTGTCACAAGAATTAGAACAGTTCGCCGAGTTGATTGTGCGGGAATGTGTTGGAGTTGTAGAAGGTGGAAGTTTTCTACACGACCAGGCACCAACTGCTATATTTGCTAGAGAGTGTAGTGGTGCGATTAAGAAACATTTTGGAGTTAAAGAATGAATGAACGAATTAGAGAACTACATAATCAGGCAAGAGATTTTTATCTTCAAGATGAATATGTGAATTTGTCCATGAAAGATTTACATAGATTAGTAGAAGAAAAGTTCGCCGAGTTGATTGTGCGGGAATGTGTCGCTATTTGTCAAGATGTGGATGGCGAGGATAGCATTGAAGCTAAGTCAGGCAGACAGGATTGTGCGGTAGAGATTAGAGAACATTTCGGAGTGAAAGAATGATTGAAGCTGTTATCATTATTATTCTAATCGTCATTGTTGGTGTAAATGTTCTAACAACAGTATCAACAAGATTCCGCCGTTGGTTATACAAGGATGCAAAATGATTAGTCCATTAGAAATCGTGTTAGTCGCCATAATGATTGGTAAGAACAATTTTACTGGCGAAGTAGAACTACAGTATCAGGTGGTGAATCGATATTCATCGGTAAGTACCTGTAATAAAGATAGGTTAAAGTTGTTAAAGAAGGACAAAGATATTACCTATCTTTGTTTGAAGGTGGATCCTGTATGACCGATTATGTCTATTGTATTGTAATGGTGGGATTATTGTATCTCCATCTAATATCTGAAAGTGTGGTTGTTATATGAGTGAATATACTCCCGATAAATGGTTGATTGTGAAACTCACCGACACCAATAAGAATGAATCTCACTATAGAGTATTCGCTTGTTGGTACGGTGGTTATCTCGGTTCTGATTCGTGGCAAATGAATAGTGGAATCACGAAGGTAACTGAGAATATAGACTATTACTTCTTTGAAGGCACCAGTGGTTCTGTGTACATGTGTCGTAAAGGCGGATATGGCGCCAGTGGTTATGGTAGTGGGATTCTTAATGGCCTCATTGCAAAGGGTGTGAAAACCGGTCTGCTCATTGCGGCCTTGGGTGAAGATGTTAATCCTATGGAGTTGGAGTATAAATGAGTTTAGATGTTGATTTGATGGTGGTGCAGCCCACTTCTGTGTATAGTGCGAACATTACACACAATCTTGGTAAAATGGCGAGTGAAGTAAAGTTGTCCAATGGTATGACTTTATACGATATTCTGTGGCGACCAGACGAGCAGAAAGGCTTGAAGTGCGCTAAAGATATCTCTGAATTACTGAATGAGGGTTGGAACATTCTGCTCTCGGACCCTGAGAAGTTTAAGAAATTCGAACCAGATAATGGTTGGGGTTCTTATGAGGGATTAGAAAAATTCGTTTATAATTATCGCAACGCATGCTGGGATAACCCTGAGGCAGAATTAAGAATTTGGCGATAAAACCGTGGAAAACTTTGGAACCCCAGCTTGTTGCAGAAAAGCAACACAATCCCTCTATGTTGTTTAAAAGCAACAGAGGGGCTTGACAAATCGGTAACTATGTGATAGAATGGCTACATGATGAATAGAAAAAAGCGTTCCGATAGAAACCATGTTTTGTACCGTGTTGAGTGTACCGATACAGGTGATTCCTATATCGGTGTGACAGTTGCACAAGGTCAAGCATTCCTCCGTTCCGTCAAAGTGCGGTGGCAGAAGCATGTTAGCCGTGCAAAGTGTGAAAACAAGAATTGGGCATTTTGTGAGTTTCTCCGTTCCAACACGGATGCGGATTTTCGATACGAAGTGCTTGAAGTGGTGAGAGGCCGCAAACCTGCTCATCAAAGAGAACGGCAATTAATTGCCGAATATGAACCAACCTTGAATACCTTTTAATATGAATAATCCCGTTTTTGAATCAATGATTAAAGTCATGAAAACCTATGCAGGTAAAAAAATCTTTCCATCTGAGCAAGTTGTAATGATGCGCCGAATGTGGGCAGACCACAAAGCTTTAAAAATACATGGAAAGTTGAAAAAACAATGAACAAATTTGCAAAAATGATGACAGACCGTTCCGCTCGATTTGAACGGCTGAACACCGCAATGAAAGAATTCGAGCAAGTGACAAAATCCGAATCTGGTGAATATGCCTATTCTTATCTTGCAGGATTCTATATGCAACAATTGATTATGCTGGCTGCCGATAATCGGGAATCTACCGAAGACTTGGTTAAGACACTAGAATCAGTTGTTGCTAAAAAACAACAGTTGCCAATTAGTGCTTGACAATGTTGCCTTTCCGTGTTACAATGGTACCATAGAAATTGATAAAGGAACTAAATGAAAACCGCTCTTGAATTAACAACCGAATTGTGTGCAATTCTTAAATCGAATTATTATCTCAAAGGTTCTACCTTGGATTATGATTTTGTTATTGAACCTGGAAACAAGTATTTGAAAATTGTTTGTGTCAATAATCAAAAATCCGTCCATGCGTTTGTTGATAAAAAGAATGGCGACCTGTATAAGGCAAAATCTTGGAAATCACCTGCAAAGGGTGTCCGTTTTAATCTTTTCTCTGATATTGAAAAATTGAGAGAAATGGGAAAAACATACGGCGCTATGTGGGCGGGTGGTTATTTGTACCGTTAATTGAAAAAGGAAATTATATCATGGCTTATATGAATCAGGAAAAGAAAGCGAAAATCGCTACTGCAATGAAACCAGTTTTGAAAAAATATGGTTTGAAGGCAACCTTGAGTGTGCATAATCATTCAAGTATTTCCGTGAATATCAAATCCGGACCAATTGACTTTGGCGGTGATAATATTCAAGTGAATCATTATTGGTTAAATGACCACTATTCAGGTACTGCTTTGAAAGCATTAAAAGAAATTAAAGATGCTTTGCTTGTTGCGGATTATTTTGATGAGTCGGATGCTCAGACAGATTATTTCCACACGGCATACTATTACCATATCAATGTTGGAAAGTGGAACAAACCATATGTTATTAGTCAATAAGATTAAATGGGTTGCAACAGGCATCACCCTCGGTGGTGCTCTCGCAACCACATTAGCGCTGGATCCGTTGAATATCTGGTTGTTGAATCTTGGCGCCCTATTGTTTTTGATATGGGCTTATATGATTAAAGATAAAGCAATGATGACCGTGAATTTCGGTCTCCTTGCAATTTATGTTTTTGGTATTTTCTTTAGGATGTAAAATGAGTGAAGATAGGCAATTTATAATGCAGATGGTATTAGAAGGCAAACTGCCTGCTGATTCTGTGACGATGGAAGAATTGAATGAAGTGCATGAGGTGCTATTCGAATTAATATGTGACAGGCAAACACCGTTTAGCACCTTTCAAGTGATGCAATAAAGGCTTGACAGGTGAAACAAAAATCTATACAATGGCGGGTGTCCGGGCTGTGTGATATAGCTAAGCCTAGAAACCTTGTAGCCAAAGACTTACGAACACCTAAGTATCGTATGAGAGTAGCTACCTCAAAAAAGGTTTACAATCGTAAGGTATTTAAAAAGGGAGAGTATGTCTAATGAAGAAACATTCGATGGCTTTTGGTTCTTGCCATGTGATGAAGAAGGATTGAATCTTTCATTCTTTACCTTTAAAGACGAATATGGTGGCGGTACTCCAATTGGTGGAAATCAACTTGGTGATAATTACCATTTAGCCTTCTTTAAAGAGAATGAAGAAGGCCTGCCAGAATTTGATGATGCCTTTGAAGCGATTCTTGGTGATCCAGAAAGTTATATAAAGAATTTAGTTGGTGCAGGACTCTATGGTTGTGTTGTGAGAAAAACAACAAAAACAGGTAAATGGTTTAATGATTACCTCACCTCAGTCAAAGATTCTGTTATAGTAGACAATGTGAAATCAATTACTAATCTGAAGTGAAGGAATAAAGATGCCAAATTGGTGTAGTAATACAATTGAAATTAAAGGCGACAAGGAATCTATTGATGAATTCAAAAAGTTCCTTGATGAAGGTAATGGTAAAGATTGGTTCAATTTTTTCCTGCCGACACCAACTGAATTGAAAGATGAAGGTTGGTATGAATGGAATGTTCAAAATTGGGGTTGCAAATGGAACTGTGATGCACAAGATTGGAAACTAGATGAAGATGGCACTACCATATCATTCTGGTTTGATTCTCCGTGGTCTCCGCCAACTACTTTGTATGAAACGATTAGCGACAGCTATGATATCGATGCACACTACCTTGAAGAAGGTATGGGTTTTATTGGTAGATTCTGTGAAGGTTATGATGACTATTACGAATACACCGATTTGGAATCGTTAGATGATGTTCCAGAAGAACTTTTAGAACAATGGGATTTGAGAGAAAGACTGGAAGAACAACAAGAATGGGATGATGAAGATGAGTAAAATACTTTTGTGGCTAATTATACTAGTTGCTGTTGCAGCTCTTGGACCTTTACTTGTAATTTGGTCGTTGAATACGCTTTTTGCGTTTACAATTCCGTTTACACTAGAGACTTGGGCGGCAGTAATCATTTTGGGCATGTTTTTAAAAGGTGATGGTGTAAAATTTAATAATGGAAAATGAAATGACTGAAAAAAAATTGACTTTTAGTACAAAAAAAGAAAAAGATTGGCTTCGGACTCTGTTGCATGAGCGTGAAGTCGGTATTACCTTCATTAAAAAAGATGGAAGTGAACGATTGATGTGGTGTACTCTCTCGGAATCAAAAATTCCAAGTGAATTTGCACCGAAAGGTTCGGAAAAAACAAAATCCGATGAAGTTTTACCGGTTTTTGATATTGAAAATGATGGATGGAGAAGTTTCCGTTGGGATTCCATCAAAAAAATTGAATTTTCGTTAGTTGGAGTTGAAAATGAGTAAAGACAAAGTTGAAAAAGTGAAAAAAACAAAAGTGCCTGCAATGAAAGCAGAAAAAAAATCAAAATTGAAACGATTTTCTGTGGAATCAGTAAGCACTTTCTATGAAGTGCATATTGTTCATGCGGAAAATGAAGAACAGGCGAAAATAATCGCCTCACAAGCAGATTACAACGCATCGAAGTGGTTGGGACAACAAATTTCCAATGTTCGAGTGTGTGATGATGCTGATTTGAGCCGTTTCAAAGAATTGGATGACTATTTCTTTGCAGGTTCAGCAACAGTTGATGTTGGTGGAAACTTATACTATCTGAGAGAAGATGGTAGTGTAAACGGCAACATGCCGACTACCAAAATCTTTTAATATTTACCAAAAAAGTGCTTGACTTTTCCTTAAAAAGCATATATAATAGCAACATGAAAAATATTTCTATACATTTATCGATGACACTCTGTGCCAAGTCCGCAACGACATGGCAGGCTGATTATCGCTTACCAAGAAGTGAGAATAATGGCTTTATTGTATCGGTAGGGGTTGTGTATAGTTAGAATTTAGAAATCTAAAATTCAACAACCCCTAGACCTAAAAGCTCTAGGGGTTTTTTATTGTTCTTTAAAAATTTGAGTTTTTTGTTGGGGATTTGTGTAGTGGTAGCACAGGAGACTTTGAATCTCTTAGTACAAGTTCGATTCTTGTATCCCCTGCCAAATGGAAGTGTGACCGAGTCCGGTTTATGGTACTAGTCTTGAAAACTAGCGAACAGAAATGTTCCGTGAGTTCGAATCTCACCGCTTCCGCCATATCAAAACACATTATCGAGGAGCGAGTTCTTCACCATGGGCTCCGACCATAAAGAGAGATAGTGTGTTTTAATATGGAAGATTGGCCGAGTGGTTAAGGCAGCGGTTTGCTAAACCGTCATTCAGAAATGGGTGCATCAGTTCGAATCTGATATCTTCCGCCAATACCCTAGTGGCGCAATTGGAAGACGCACCTCTCTCAAAAGGAGTTATGTTGAAGGTTCGAGTCCTTCCTAGGGTACCAGAATTATGTGAGTGTGCTACTGAACGGTTAGGTGACGGATTGCAAATCCGTTTTATGCAGGTTCGATTCCTGTCACTCACTCCATTAACACTAAAGTAGTGTTGTCATCGTACAACACTTTACAAAATAGTTGTTGACAGGAAATGTGGGAAGTGTTATACTCTATCCCATAGATTGAGAAATCAATCAAATGTTCTTTAAAAATTTGAGTTTGATAAATGTGCTCGGTTCGTCTATCGGTTAGGACACTGCCCTTTCACGGCAGGAAGGAGGGGTTCGATTCCCCCACCGAGTACCATATTAAATTATATTAGGTTATCAACTCCAGTAGGTACCTAGGAGAGATAATATCTGTGGCCGCACAGACTCTCGCTAGTAGTACATGAAGCAATCCGACTGTGCTGGAATTAGTTGAATCGTAATGTGGAAGTTGTCTTATCGGCAGACGAAGCCGTGAGAAACCAGATGAAGTTCTGGAGTGACAATGACATCCTAGTGTAATTTAATATGGTAAAATATTTGGGGGTATAACTTAGTGGCAAAGTAGTAGGCTTTTAACCTATTAACCAGAGTTCAATTCTCTGTGCCCCCACCATAAGAATTTGGAGACACGGCAAAGTGGGAGAGTTGCGGCAGACTGTAAATCTGTTCCTTCGGGTGAGTAGGTTCGAATCTTACTGTCTCCACCAAATTTAGGTGCGTTCATATAATGGTCATTATCTCGGATTGTCTATCCGAAGACGGGAGTTCGATTCTCCCACGCATCGCCAGTTTTATAGCGGGTTAGAGTAACGGTAATTCAGAAGTCTCATAAGCTTCAGATGGTGGTTCGATTCCATCACCCGCAACCATTTTTATTCCAAAGTAGCACAGCGGTAGTGCAGTTGACTGTTAATCAATTGGTCGTAGGTTCGATCCCTGCCTTTGGAGCCATGGTGATGTAGCAAAACGGTAATGCACCTCCTTCATACGGAGAAGATTGGGGGCTCGATTCCCTCCATCACCACCAATTTTTCGCCCCTATAGTTAAGTGGTATAACAGTTGCCTTGTAAGCATCAGTTCGGAGTTCGATTCTCTGTGGGGGCACCAGTTAAACTCCGTGTGGTGAAATGGTATCACTCTTGGTTTGGGACCAAGGAGCGTAAGTTCGATTCTTACCATGGAGACCAATTTGGGGGATTAGTATAATGGGATTACGGCAGCTTTGCAAGCTGTTTATGAGAGTTCGATTCTCTCATCCTCCACCAAATTATGGGCGATTAGTAAAATGAATATTACACAAGGCTACGAACCTTGAAGTGGGAGTTTGATTCTCTCATCGCCCTCCAAATGCCGAGGTAGCTCAGAGGAAGAGCACCGTCTTGATAAGGCGGGGGTCGAGATTTCGAAATTCTCTCTCGGTACCAATATGTCTCGCTGGTGTAATGGCAGCACGATGGTCTCCAAAACCATTAGTCGGGGTTCGAGTCCCTGGCGGGATGCCAATAATTATAAGGATTGTAAAATGCGTAAACTAGACCTGAATGAAGTAAGAGATTTTATTAATGCTCAATCACCTGAAACAAAGATTTATATTGGGTGTGATTCTGAAAGAATGAAAATAAATAATGTTTGGTACGCTGATTATATTACTGCAATTGTTGTTCATATTAATGGTAATAATGGTTGTAAATTATTCGGTGAAGTAGTTAGAGAAAAAGACTACGACCAGAAACAAAGTCGGCCTAGATATAGGTTGATGAATGAGGTTTATAAAGTAAGTGAACTATACTTGAAACTTGCTGATGTATTAGATGATAGGGAAGTTGAAGTGCATTTAGATATTAATCCAAATGAGGTCAACGGTTCGTCATGTGTTATCAATGAAGCAATTGGTTACATCAAAGGTACTTGTAATGTTATTCCACTCGTTAAGCCTCAAGCGTTTGCCGCTTCATATGCGGCTGATAGACTTAAAGGATTAAAGGCAGCATAACGATATGAAAGTATACCATGATAGACACAATAAAAACAATAACAGACCAGTTGTATACCCTTTTAACAGATGATCCAGTTCGCCCAACAATACCGCATTTAGATAGAGTTGGTGAGAATAAAGATATTTTTGTTTTGCGAGATAGCACAGGTGAAATTAAAGCGATAACTTGCGTTAGTTATCAGAAAACAATTCCGACTAAAGAATCAGAGTTGTTTGAAAAGTGTAGTAATCCAAATGTCGCAGTATTTTATACAATCTGGAGTTATGCTCCAGGTGCAGGAAGAAAGTTGATATTTGATGCAGTAGAGTATATCAAACAGTCAAATAAAAACATTGACAGGTTTGTAACTCTATCACCAAAGACTGATATGGCAAAAAGATTTCATACCAAGAATGGTGCAATTGTTTTCAGAGATAACGAAGAAACAGTTAACTACGAATACAAAGTAGTTTTACTTTAGGAGGCAATATGAGTGATGGTGGTAAAGGTGATAAGCCAAGACCAATAGTAGATAGAACACAATACGAAGAAAACTTTGAAAGAATCTTTGGTAAAAGTAAATCAGAAGCTAAGAGACTTGCTACAATGCAAGGAAGTGGACCTGAGAATTACCAAGATTTTC